AACCCTTTCGGGTTTGACCGCCGTAGATGGTCTAACTACCGGCGACTTGAACCAAGAACTGGTTATCCTGACCACGCCGACCACAACCACATTTACTGCGGATACCGGCGGTTCTGCTACATCCGGTGCCGTGTCTGGCGGTGGTGCTTCTGGTCAGGCGGCGTTTCAAATTAGTGTTGGACTAAACTCCACCATACTTGGCCCCGGTTGGGGTGCGGGTACTTGGGGGCGTTTTACTTGGGGTTCTGGTGCGGGGTCTCTGGCTGGTCAAACGCTGCGCCTGTGGTTTGCAGACGATTTTGGTGAAGACCTCATCTGTAACATAGCGGACGGGGCCATCTATTATTGGGATGCTACGGGTACAACTAGCAGCCGCGCCGTGCTTTTGAGCAGCTTGTCCGGGGCATCTGACGTACCAACCATTGCTAGGAAAGTACTCGTATCGGAAGTAGATCGCCATGTTTTGGCGTTTGGGTGCAACGCAGTAGGGTCCGCGGACCAAGATCCGTTGCTTATTCGCTGGTCTAGTCAGGAGTCGGCTACCGATTGGACACCTACGGCAACTAATACTGCTGGTGACTTACGCTTGTCTCAGGGCTCAGAGATTATGACGGCTGTTCGTACTAGCCGACAGATACTGGTGTGGACGGACCACACCCTGCATTCTGTGCAGTTTACGGGTGCACCCTATGTATTTGGAACCGCTCTGTTAGCGGACAACGTGAGGATTGCTGGCCCTAACGTGGCTATCAGTGTGAACGATCTTGTCTTCTGGATGGGACAAGAGAACTTCTACGTTTACGATGGTCGTATATCTCCACTGCCTTGCACAGTACGGGATTACGTCTTTAATGACATCAACCCGCAGCAGTCGTTTAAGTTTCATGCGGGTAGCTTGGCGAGTCAGACAGAGATCTGGTGGTACTACTGCTCTTCTGGATCGAGCGAGATTAACCGGTATGTAGTCTACAACTACGGGCAGCAGATCTGGTACTACGGTACGTTATCCCGTACAGCTTGGAATGATCGCGCCTCGGGTCAGCGCAGTTATCCGCAGTCAGCTAGCACAGACTACTATCTGTACAACCACGAGCGTGGTCTAGATGACGGCAGCACGTCTCCGGTTAGTGCGGTTCCTGCTTATATTCAGTCTGCGGACTTTGACATAGGCGACGGCGACCACTTTATGTTGATCAGTCGGATTATACCGGATTTGTCCTTTTCTGGATCTACGGACTCTACCCCTGCGGTTACGATGACAATGCAGTCCCGTGATTTTAATGGCAAACAGGTTACCCAGACTGTGTCTGGCAGTGTGGAAGAGAGTAGCTCTGACATATATACCAATCAGGTGTTCTTGCGGGCCCGTGGCCGCAGCATGAGCTTCAAGGTAAGTAATGCAGATACTGGCGTAAATTGGCGGTTGGGGACGCCGCGTTTGGATGCGAGACCGGATGGTAGACGATGAGTACAAAAATTGTACGCACCATACTACCGGTAGCGCCAAATATTTACGATCAGACCTTTGTAAACCAGTTAGCCCGCAACCTAGACCGGGTCATAGACGAGCAGCGCAACCCCATCCTGAACTTTCAGGCGGTGCCGTCGGATTCGGTTGCTAACACGTTGGAAGTAGGCGACATATTTGAGGAAAATGGCTTTTTGCGTATTGTGCGCCAAAATGATATATTTTCTGGTAGCACAAGTGCGACTGCCGCAGTTGGAACTGTTACGGTGAGTACCCCATGAGCGACAACACTGTTATCATAATGGCGGACAACTCCCGCTGGCGTCCATCAACTAGCCGGGACATAGTAAGCTGCGCTTCTTGTCCGAATGAAGTTGACACTCCTGCTGAGATAGCCAGTTATCCGGACGGCAACTGTCCGGAATGCGGCAATTCATGGACAGGAAATGAAAAAAGAAGTACTATCATTCAAGTCACAGTGCCCGAGGCACTCGGCGGCGGAGCGGGATAAATGGCAAAAAACGCGGTTAAAGAAGAAGAGTTTGTATTCCCAGAAGGGGGCATCGCCGACTTCTATATGGAGGACGACGAACTAGAGGCCCTTGGTCGTTTAGAAGCGGAAGAAAACTTTGGCTCTTCTGGTATCGCAAATTTCCAAGAGGTTGCTTCTCGCATGGCCTCATATGGCCGTTTTGGTGATGACAACATAGCCCACGTCGAAACGGGCGAACTGGTCATCCCAAAGGCTCTGATCGAGGACAACCCAAAACTTAGAGACTCTATCTTTAGCCATTTGCGTGAAATGGGTGTTGAAGACCCAGAGCGCTATGTTGTGGGTTCTGGTGCTAACTCAATTAACCCCGAAACAGGCTTACCTGAGTTCTTTTTTAAGAAAGTATTTAAATCAGTCAAAAACATCGCAAAAAAAGTAACCAGCACGGTTAAAAAGGTTGTTAAGAACGTCGTAAAGGTAGCTCAGAAGGTAGCTCCGATTGTCCTACCGATTGTAGGTACAGCTATTTTTGGCCCGGTTTGGGGTGCAGCTTTGGGTTCCGGTATCGCGACGTTGATACAAGGGGGTAGTATAGGCGACGCATTTAAGTCCGCACTTATTTCTGGTGGCACAGGTGCCCTCTTTGCTGGAGCGTCGGGTGCGCTAAGCGGAGGCAGCTTCTTTAAAAGCATTGGTGATGCTGCCAACCCAGCTAACTTGACCGCAGGATTCAAGAGCATTGGTAACGCATTTACCGGAGACTTCTCCGGTATTTCCATGAAAAACATGACTGGCGGCCCCACGGCACAAGGCGGCACCGCTTACGTCGATCCAAACCAACCGATGGTTGATACTTTTGTAAACATGCCAAAAGTAGACACTCCTTCTGTTAGGGAGCTTGTAACCGCACCAGTACAACAAGTTCCCGCCTCACCACAAATTGATCCTTGGGATGCAGCCTTGGCTCAAAATACGGTAGGAGCTAATAGCGGTGCAGTCGCACCAGCCGCGAAAAACATTTTAACGACGCCTGCACAAACGACTAACACGTTAGCGAATGTAAAGGTTCCAGAAACACCCGGTTTCTTTGAAAGTATCGAAAATGTAGCTAAAGGTGATGTTGGTTTGGCCAAGGGTTTGGGAGATGCTTTCGCGCCTTCCGGCCCATCGGCAACCGAGATTTTTGCCGCCAACCAGAACGTACCCGGAATGACGTTTGAGATAGCTAAACAAATGGCTGCTGACGCTGCTCCGAGCCTTCTTCGCACGTATCTTCCCGGTGCACTGGTAGCGGGTGGCGCAGCCGCCGCGGGCGGCTTCTTCGATAAACCGCCCGAGGAAGAAGTAACCATGACCACTGGTGCGGATCTTATTGAAGAAGATCCGGGTAGGTATAGACCCGGAGGTTACGAGCTTCAAGGAGCCGAAGGGCCTTATGAGGTAGCCACCAGATACGGTAATATGCCCGGATCGCGGTATTACAACCCAGACCCCTTTGGTACAGCCCGTTATGGAAGGCTTTACAGGCCTATCCAAGCAGCCGCAGAGGGCGGAGAGATTTACCCACGCCGCGTAGGCGGAATTATGCCAGACGAAGGCATACCCGGTAAGGACAGTGTCCGCGCAATGTTGATGCCGGGTGAGTTCGTTATGACAACGGATGCAGTCCGCGGCCTAGGAAACGGAAACCTCCGTCAGGGTATTAACAACATGTATGGGATGATGCGTAACCTAGAATCTCGTGGACGGAGAACGGCCTGATGGCAGACAGTGTTACAGAACAAATTGTCCGCGAGGCCCCGGAAATTGAGGCCTACAAGCTAGGCCTCTTAGAAAGCGCAAAACAGCTTGCGGACCAACGGATCACGCTTCCAACCCAACAAGTTGCACAGATGTCTGGGTTGCAGCAGGCTGCACTTCAGGCCGCTTCACCAGCTTCTGGTGGGATAGGCGGTTACGAACCGTATTTGGGTACGGCGGGACAAACTATGGGTATGGCCGCTCCTCAAATAGTGGCGGCGGGACAGACAGCTTCTCCTTATATAACAGGGAGTTACGGCACTGCTGGTCAGATGTTCCAGCAGGGTGCAGGCCCTGTAACGGGTCAGCAGATAGCTCAGTATATGAACCCCTACCAACAGGCGGTTCAGGACGAAATTAGCCGCAGCTTTGCTCAACAACGGGCCGCGGCGGGTCTTGGAGCGGTAGGTGCTCCCGGTGGACCGTCTGCGTTCGGCGGATCGCGGGCCGCGATTCAGCAAACGGAGCTCGGGCGCAACGAAGCGGCTGCTTTGGCTCAATCGCAAGCTCAGAATTTCTTGCAAGCGCAACAGGCGGCAACAAATGAGCAACAACGTCGGTTGGCCGCGGCACAGGGCATTGGGACGCTTGGTCTACAAGCGGGCCAAGCGCTGGGGCAACTGGGCTTACAGTCCGGTCAGGCGTTGGGTCAGCTTGGTCTTCAACAGGCCAGCCTTGGCGAGCTTGCTCAGCAGTCAGCACTTCGCGACATCACAACTCAATTTGAGCTTGGAAAACAGCAGCAGGCTCAACAGCAGGCCACTATCGAAGCGGAGCGGCAAAGCCAGCTTGCTCAGTTGTACGAGCCTTATCAGCGCTATGCTTATTTATCAGATATATACAAGGGTGCCCCGTCTACTCAACAGACGCTTACTTCGTCTACGGCACCTAATGTATCACCTGCCCAGCAGTACCTTGGTTTGGGTATAGCCGGTCTCTCCGCCGCCGCTGGTGCAAACAAATTATTTGGGGGAGGGGGTTTATTCGGATGATGAATAGAAGTGTAATGGACCGTCAGATGTTTGCTAATGGCGGCATGGCCTTGGCTCCCGGTGTAGCTGGTGCTGCTGCACAATCTGCAATGCCTCAAGATGCTGCGGCTGCGGCTTCAAGCTCGATGGACCCGGCGGTTCTGCAACAGATGCTTGCTGACGCGCAGAGTAGCATTAGCAACTTGGATCAAGCGGAAGACTTTGAGACCGTAATTAATACCATGCGGGGCAACGAGGCTCCTCTGGAAGAGCGGTATGGCGAGCTTGCCGAGATCGTCGGTGAAGAGGACGCCTCAAGAACGCCTGAGTCGGTTCTAGCTCTTGTACAGCCTGTTATTATGATGAGCGCTGTTGATGAGGGCATTGGCAGCCTAGCGCAAGAAGAGATGACCCAGCCGGTTGAAGGCGACATGGCTGGAGGCATTATGTCTACGGTGGCACAACCCCCACAAGAGGCGGAGATGATGCCGCCTATGGGTATGGAGGGCCCGCCCCCCGTAAATTTTAACCAAGGCGGGCTGGTCCGCCGCGGAGACAACCAGCCAGTCATAATGATGCAGGAAGGCGGGGATCCGATTGCAGCGGCAGGTCGCCTTGGTGAACTGTATAAGCAGAAAATGCCCCTGTATAAATCTATTCTTGGCGACCAAAGCGCCGCGATTGAGGAGCAGAAGAAGCTGACTCAAGCGCAGATGCTGTTTGACATTGCCAATACGGCATTGGCTTTTGCAGGGCCGATGGAGGGCGAACGCCGTGGTCTAAGTCCGGCGGAGCGCTTGGCTATGGCTACGCAAAAAACACAACTTCTCCCGACTATTAGTGCGCGGTCCGCGGAACAACTCAAAGCTAAGCAGGCCGCAGACGCCAAAACGCAGCAGATGAAGCTGTCTGCTCTGGGTGCAGCAGAAACAGGCTTGGCGGCGGAAGCTAAAGCCGCGGCTGATTTGAAAAAACAAGAGTTGATCGGCAATCAAGAAATTGCGGAGTTAAGCATGAAAGACCGCCTAGATACGGCGCGTCTAACTATTATAGAAAAGTTAAAACAAGCTGGCGCAACTCAGCTTGAAGCTGAAAAGCAAGCCGGACGCCTAGCTTTAGAAAAGGCACAGCAAGACAACAGGGTGATTATTGAAAACTTGCGGCAAGCTGGTGATGAAAAAAGCAAGGTACTCGCTAACCAGCTAGACGCAAAAAACATTATTCTTCGCGGCAATATTGAACTTGGCAAAATGGACGTCGCCAATGAATATGACCTTGCCAAAATGGATAAAGCTCACGAGCAAGCAACTGAGCTTCAAAACTCACGGCTCACGGTTCAACAGAACATTGCGGACAACCGGCTTAAACTGGACACTCTCAATTCTACCCTTAATCAGGCCCGTGCTGACAAAGAGTTGCAAATACAGCAAAAACGGCTTGATTTGGCGCGAGAAACAGAAGCCCGAATTAAATCATTGGAAGAGCAGAAGTTGGCTCTAGACACGCGCAAGGTTGATCTAGAGGCCGCAGCGAGTAGCCTTGATCGGTTTGGTACAAGCGTCGATGGCCGGATTATGAACATCATAACTGGTAAAGGTGTGTTCCAACCAGATGAAACAGCAGCTATGCTGGCTGACAGATATGGTCGGGGTGAAACCACTTCGGACGAAGACATTACACTGAACCAAGCCATTGAATATTTTGTTGCACCTAAACCGGTTTGGGATGCCGACAATCGTCGATACACCTTAACCGAAGGCAATAAATTGGCTCAAGAATGGCGTCAGGCGATTGAAAAACGTCAAGGCCTTAAAGGTAAGACCGTCCCAACGCTGGGTGATTCTTCCGCAACCGGGGCAGGTATTCCAAAAAGCGGCTCAGTTTCTTCTGCGGCAGACAGTGTACTCAAGGGTCTAACAGCCTCCGCAGGGGATCTACCCCGGTTTGATTCAACTGGTCAGCCCATAGATATAAAAGACACTACATATCAATCAATTATTGCTGGATTAGACCCTACATTAGCTACGGGTTCTCCTACAGCCTTTAAACAGGTTCTTAATAGAACGGTTGAAACCTTGTTGCCTATATTTAATCAACCTTTCCCTGAGACTTCTCGTGCAGCGGACATGTTGAACAACTTAAACACCCTTACAACCGTAATTCAAATGCAGGCTTTACCGGGTAAAGAGGGTGAACAGCTTAGAGCAGAACTGAAAAATGTTCTTCCTGAACCGGCGTCTTGGACAAAGGGTGACCAAACAGCTTACAACAAAATTAAAAACACAATTGCCAACTTAAATGCTAGCTTAGTTGTTCTTTATAGCGGCGGGGCGACCTCTTCCGAGGCAGGTCAAATAGAACGCAACATTGTTGCTTTAAACACAATTAAAGATGCGTATGCTCAGTTGGGCCGCGGGTATGAACTTAAAATGGGTGGCGGCGTAAGCAATGAAAAAATGTATGAAGGCTTGTTTCAGTGAGGTAAATGACCGAATATGGCGACATACGAAGAGACACTTAAAAAAGCTGGCGTAGGAGAGGGAGCACCTGTTGAGGCAGATGCTGCTTTAACAAAAACTCTAGACAAGGCAGACTTGTTTTCTCCTATTGCAACCGAGGAAATTAAAACTTCTGAAGTAATTCAGCCGGAGGATCCGCGATATTTTCTTTCACGACAACGTGAACAAGACGTTCTTGCTCAACAAGAGCTTTTTCGTCAAAGTTTTGATATTGGCAAACTTGGTCTTCGTGGCGCTACTGATCAACAAGCTCTAAATTACGTGTTGAAAACATATCCGTCTCTTGGCGGATACGAACAAAACATGCGCGATTATCAAACCGCGCGAAGCCGAGGGGCTTCCGACGCGGATATACTGGCTCACTTAACCCGAGCACAATCGGTCGGACCTTACGGAGCCCTTGCACAAGAAGCGGCTAAAGGTGTTACCGAAATGGGTCCGGTAGCGGCTGGCGGATATATGGGCTTTCAAATAGGCGCATTAGGTGGCCCTTTTTCTTTGCTTACCATCCCTCTTGGAACTGCCGCCGGTATAGGTGCGGGATATTTGTTTGGTGACGCTCTGTCTGACTTGCTTTATTCGGATGAACCCTATGTCCCAAGTGTTCGGCCTTATGGTGAAGCCGGTTATTCCCTTGGTACAGGGACGGCTGCTTCTACTTTAGGCCCTGTTAGCGGAGCTTTAAGCTATGCTCGTAACATAGCTGCTTTAAATGGGCGTAATGTACTAAGTCAGTTTAGACCTACGATGGTTGAGCGCATACAAAGGTCTGCTATTGAACGGCCCGGTGCTTTTCTTCGCACAGAAGCGGCGGGTGTTGGCGGAAGTGCCTACGGTGCATTTTTGGCCGAAAAAAAACATCCCGGTGACGCTTTATGGCGTATGGGTGCCGAAGCCGGTTTAGGCTTTGCTAGTCCTGTTGCGGTCGCGGACGGCCTTTTAACCTCTTTTAAAAATCAAATAGTAAATGTTTATAAGACCTTTTCTCCAGAAGGCCGTATGTCCAGACAAGGACAAGCTTTATATAAGTTTCTTGAAAAAAATGGCGAAGACCCAAAAGCTTTGTTAAAAGCTTTAGATGAACAAGACTCCATACAAAAGCTTGCTGCTGAAATGGGGGTTGAACTTGAACCACGGACCACGGCTGGTGTTACAGGTTCTCGGGCTATGCTCTTGTTGCAAAACACGTTGGCTCAAGACACCTCGTATGGACCGACAGTGCGTAATGCTATTAAACGAGATTACGACAGCATGTCTAACCTCGTTGAACTTATGACAAAATCCGGTGACCCCGCATTAATGAGTAAAGCTGCGGAGCTTCGCAAAAGGCTTATGGAAGGCATGATCATTCAGCGTTTGGATGACATCAACGCCTCCACAATCCGTTTAAATCGAAATGTTTCTCCAAACGATCCAGATGCGGCTATGAAGGCCAGTAAGACTATCGAGCAATTAACGGACAAGGGTATTAAAGAGCTGCGTGACGTTGAAACAAAGTTTTATGACGCTGTAGATCAAAAAGAACTTATAGAGATACCTAATCTGTTAGACACCTATCGCAAGATAGAGGATGAGATTACAGAGCTTAAAATTCCTTTGCCTTATTCGGTTCGCCGTTTAGTTTTTAAAGCGCAAGGAGAGTCCGTTGAGGTAGCAGAAGCTAATGCAGAAAAAATATCTCGACTCAACAGTCGTATAGACAAAGCTCGTGACGCTATTTCGGATATAAAGGCAAGTTATCCTGACAGTGTAGCGGCGGCAGAAGCTCGTATTTCAAAAGACGTTCCTTTAGAGCAGCAATTAAGTGAAATTCAGGACGCTCTTCGCGCCTTGGGTGCAGAAGATGCTTTAACTAAACTGGGTATTAAAGCTCCAGAGCGTAATCGTCAAATTGCTGTTCTTCAGAATAAAGCCCAAGAGTTAAATGGGACTTTAACCGTAAACGACTTGAAAGCTCAAAAAGCTCTTCCTCAAGAAGGTGAAAGCATTGAAATCACTCTTGGCGAGGTTATGCGGGCACGTTCTAGCTTATTAGACCAAGCTCGTAGTGCTACCGCTGATAGTAGATTCCAAGAAGCTCATTTCTTATCGGACCTCGCAGACGCTATAGTTGATGATTTTGGAACTAAAGCCTCTAGGGGAGATCTCTCCCCAAACAAGCTAGCTTTGCAGGAAGCATTTGATTTTTCAAAGTCTATTGGCGATGTGTTTTCAAGAGCATTTCCAAACGTCGTTCTTGGGAAAAACAAGACAGGTGCGCGTCGTATTATGCCGGAACTTCTGTCTAAAGCGACTTTTAGCGGAGGCGGTGATGCGACGGCTCTTAAATACAACCAGTTAGAAAACGCTATGGCTTTTGTGGTAGATAACGCAGGAGCCCAAATGGACGACACTTTAACTGGTATGGTGGGCACTTTACGTGGCGCACAAGAGGATTTGATGCGGGCGGCTTTTGAAAAGCTTGTAGACCCAACAACCGGGCGTGTGTCTGAACAAAGGTTAAATAAGTTTAAAGTCGAATATCGTAATGCCTTGTTTGACGCAAAAGGAACACCTAGGTTTCCTCAGTTTGTGGCAGATCTTGAAAACGTGGCTTCGGCAGAAAACATGCTTGAAACACGCTTGCGTTTGACAGGTGATCCGCGGTTCAACCGGCCCGGAGCTATTTTAAAACTTGATGTTGATGGTAGACCTGTTGGTCTTGGTGATCGAGCGCCATCGGGTTTGATGCAGAAAGCTCTTGAGAACGAGATTAGTTTCTACAACTCAATTGGTGCGGACGCCAACCCCAATAAATTGATGGGGGCAACAATTGGTTCTCCCGAAGCTCGTCCAAAAAATGCCATGAAAGGCTTCCGAACACTGATTCGGAACACAAAAGCGGCAGAAAGCAGGCCGGATGTTGTTTCCCCTAGCGGAAAAGTAACAAGCTTCCGTGGTGCCACCGAAGGTTTGCGGGACATGGTTATAGACCGCGCGTACACATACGCTTCTGGTATAGACGAAGCGGGCAAGCCGACCCTTAACTTTGCTAAATTTAATCAGTTCCTTAACAGACCAATAGAAAAAGGTCAGCCTTCTGTTTTAGAGATCATGCGACAAGAAGGTGTTGTAGATGGAGATTTTGCTGTTCGATTGAACACCTTGATGGATGAAGGCGCTAAAACACAAGCGGCTATAGCTACAGCCAAAACAGGAGACGCTCCCACGGTTAAATTGCCAAAACCTGCGCTTACTAAGGGCTATGACACGCTGGTTTATTTGATTGGACTTAGGTTAGGTCGTGCAGCAACTAAAGCTGCTCCGGGACAAGGACAGGGTCTTGCTGAGCCGGGAATTGCTGCACGTGAAATTTTAGATGTTTTTGTGGACATACCCGCCACAAAACAAAATGATTTGTTATTGCAGGCTGCTATGGACCCCAAGTTTTTTAAGCTCTTGATGGAAAACGTTGAACCCGGAACAGCTAGGTATGTTGCTCGTAACGAAAGATTACGTGCATATCTGGTTAACGCTGGGTTCATCGGCGCAACTGCGGAAGAACGCTATAATCAAGAAAAAATTCAAAGGCGTGAGGGCCAAAGGCGGTTTAGCCCGATGCCTATGGACCCTCGTACTTTACGGCAAACTAACACCGTCGAGCCCATAATTGGAGACCAAAGCTCTCTTAGATCTCAACCAAACAACCTACCGTCGCAACCGGCAGTTCCCACAACCAGTGTTGCGTCGGCTGCTCCTGTTCAGCCGAGGCCAATTACGCCGACTCCCGCGGCCAGCGGCCCGGTTGACAGGAGCCGATATGCGGCGCTGTTTCCAACCGACATAGCTTCAAGCATGATTCGTCAGCAAGAAGGTATAGGAAGCTTGATGGGATGATCGCAGACGTATTAGAACTTATGCTTAAGTCGGATATGCACCGTGATTGGTACATTCACGACATTGAGCGGTTAGTTCTACCAGCGCTAACTAACAATAAAATGGAGATCCTGTACCACGGAACGCGGCCCACGGGCCTTTTTTCACATGCGTTCCTGCCTAGAGACGTGGCACAGGGGTACAGGGAGGGTACACGCAAACTACCCTCTTCTGTATGGAAGAATGGGCCAAGAGATGGTACGATGTATGTGATAGATTTCATCGCGCCATATCAGAACGCCCTTGAAGTAGCACGATTTACACAAAGAAGACTGACGGAGCGCTATCTTGAAACCTATCCTTATGACGGAGCTTACTTTGTCCGTCAGATGAAAGGGAAGCGCGTTGGCTATGCCACGGGCGTACAGTCCGAGCTTGAGATAAGGAGATACGCTTGTGCTGTTTAAGAAGAGGTGGTCAGACGGGCTAAACACTGACTTTGAGGACGACTTTGAAAGCAAGTTTGGTCTATTTGGTGGAGACGGCGGTGGAGACGGCGGTGGCGGCGGTGATGTTAGCTCACAGGTAGACTCCTTCTCTGACATATCGGGAAACACGGATGTTAGTTCTGGGGTAGACTCCTTCGCTGACATGCCCAGTAACGTCGATGTCGCCACGCAAGTAGACACTTTTGCTGACATACCGTCTTTTTCGGCTCCCGCTGCTGCCCCTGCGTCGGCCCCTTCAATGTCTTCTGTTAGCCCCGCTGCTCGTGCAGCCACTCCGGCGGTTGATACTTTTTCAACGATAGGCAATGTTAACTTAGCAGGCCTCTCCATTGGAAGTACCCCAATGGGATTGGGTGGTAAGGGTATAGGCTCTCTTCCGGATTATGACCCTTTCTCTGCAAACCCCTTTGGCATAGCCCAAGCTCCTTCAGCAATGTACTCGGGTGGTTCTGGTCTTGGGTTTTTGTCTGAAAACGCTATGAATCAAGCTTTGGGTTCTTACAATATGGGACCAACAACACCAGCACAGGCTTTTTCAAACGCTGTATCTGTAAACCCTCTGTCCACAACTATTGGTGGATACGACTTTTCTCTTGCTGACGGCGGTTTAAAAGGTCAGTTTGGACCCACTTCAGTAACCGTTGCACCTACTTTTTTAGATCCCGGCATAACTATTGGCGTCACTAGGCCGTTTAAAGACGGCGGTATCGTTAGTCTGTTACGGAGGTAATCATGCCTTTACCTACGGGAGCCATTTTCATGCCTGCACGGTACTCCTCTGAGGATTTAGCTCAGAGGGATGCCTATCAAAGTGCAATAGACGCATACAACACGGCCTACAACCAGTATCAAACAGATATTGACGAATACAACAGGCAGATTGACGAGTGGAACAGGGGTTCCAGAGAGACGGATTTTACCGGTGTAGAACCCACGGCTCCCACGGCTCCCGGTTTTACACAGGAAACTATAGATCAGTTCCAAGCGGAAGCACAAAAACGAGCCGAAGCTGACCGCGATAGACGAGTACTCGCTATAGATGTCGCCCGTAACCCAGAAAAATACAATTTCGGTGGTTTTGGTTTTGCTGGCGGTGGGTACGTCCCCGCTATTTTAAGCGGAATAGGAGCTTACTTACCTTTAAAGTAACCAGTTCTTTGCCTCTTCACCAAGCACTTTTCCAGCAAGATCAATCTTGCCACGCAGGGCTATCAGGATCTTCTCATCAATAGTTTCTGGTGACACAAGATCGATGTAAGTCACCTTGTTGCGCTGCCCAATACGGTGTGCGCGGTCCTCACTTTGTAATCTTATTTCAAGATCGTAGCTATTACTGTAATAAACTGTCGTATTAGCGGCAGTCAGGGTGATACCGTAACCACCCGTCCGGGGCTGACCCACAAAGAAACGAAGCGGACTTTCTTTGTCTTGAAACCTTTCGACAATAGCCTGCCGTTCGTCCTGCGGGGTATCCCCATAATAAGTTGCGACCGCCTCGGGCCCAAAGCGGTCGCGCAGGGCCGAAGCTATCTGTTGGATGTCATGTGTATATGACGCCCAAATGATGGCTTTTCCCTGTAGCTCGTCTGTAATTTCCAATAACTCCTTTAAGCGGTTGTTGTCCAGAACTTGGATCTCACCCCCGTCGGGCTGTAGGAAACCACAACAAATCTGTTGCAGACGCATGATCTGCGTCAGGACGCTAGCCGTTGTGGCTAGCTCTCCATTCTCTAATTTAGCCAGAGCTAACTTTTTCATTTGTAAGTAAACACGTTTTTGCTCGTCTGTCAGAGGCACGTCGCGTCGGATGTACAGCTTGTCGGGCAGATCGAGGCACTCCTCCTTGAGAACGCGGTTACTGAAGCGGTCTAGCTTGCTGTTTAATTCATCTAACCGTCGATAGCCGACGATCTCTTGGAAAGCACGGGTTCCCATCTTGCGCTTCTGTATCAGCGCGTAACGGCTTTGGAAGGCGTAGTAGCTATTAAAACCTAATGCTTTTGAAGATAGCGCCTCGCACTGACTGTATAGGTCCATAGGAGACTTGGTGACAGGAGAACCTGTCAAGATACGGCGGTACTTGGCTTCCCTTGCCAAAAGGATCACGTTTTTAGTGCGCGTGGCTTTACGATTCTTAATTGTGGTGCTTTCGTCCACTACCAATATGTTGTCAGGGTTTTCTTTCAGGAAGAAGTACGCGGCCTTCGTACCACGCGGCGTGGACAGGGCTTCGACGTTCATCACTAAAATCTTGAGGCCTTCACGCTCACCATACACAATCTCGTGCATATCCTCTTGATGCTTCTTGGTAGAGGATGGAACCCAACGCACTACCATACGCTCAATGTCGTCGGGTAAATGTGTTGGTATCTCGCCTTTTATCCAGTTGTCATACACACCTTTTGGTGCCAGAATTAATGCAGCATTGATTTTCTTTGCTTTATAAAGTGCGCCGATAGTGTCAATCGCCACTTTAGATTTGCCTGTTCCCATCTCCATGAACAGCGCATAAAAGTCCGCGGCCCACGAATCTTCTAGGGCTTTGCGTTGATGGTCGAACGGTTCGGTTTTGAACTTATAACCTTGCATCAATTTCTCCTTGACCATACGATTCTATGGGCATATATATGATTATGTCAAGGCCCGAAAGGTGCCTTTAACAACGAAGGAGAAAACGCGATGAGCGATATTTTCGATCAAATGGAGCGTGACTTTGAAGAAAGTTTCGCCTCCTCGGTTGAAAAACTAGACCAAGGCGACTTAACTACGGTCGCCGGTATGGCAAGAGCAATCCGAGACAAAGAGCGAGTAATTAACGATCTTGAGGAAAAGCTCAAGGACGAGAAAAAAGCTTTGCTCAAAATGACGGATGAGGACCTGCCAACCATGCTTGCCGAAATCGGGCTATCAAGCATGAAACTAGACGACGGCTCTGAGGTCACCGTCAAACAGACGTATGGAGCTAGCATCTTAGTCGATAATCGCCCTGCCGCTTACGAGTGGCTGCGTGAGCACGGTTATGATGACATCATCAAAAACACGGTTGCCTGTCAGTTTGGTCGCGGGGAGGACGACAGAGCGTCTGCCTTCAAGGCTTTTGCTGAGAAAGAAGGCTACTTCGCTGAACAGAAGACCGAGATCCACCCTCAGACGCTTCGTGCGTTTGTTAAAGAGCGGGTGGAAAGTGGTGATGAGTTCCCGATGTCTCTTTTTGGAGCTTATGTTGGACAACGAGCCGTTGTGAAAGGGAGTAAATAATAATGGCTGAGAAAAAGAATGCTGTAGCAGAGCACAAAACTGCTGAAATAGTTCAGTTCGATGCGTCCATGTTTGAAGCGGATGCTGGTACTGGTCTTGAAAACATGGGTCAAGAAGACCTTGCGCTGCCGTTCCTCAAGATTTTGGGCGGTATGAGCAGGGAGCTAGACGACATCGAAGACGCCAAGAAAGGAGACATCTACAATACCGTCTCTGGAGGCGTTTACAGGGGCAAGGAGGGCATACGAGTAATTCCGGTAGCCTACCAGCGGCGCTTCATACAATGGGCTCCCAGAGGCGAAGGAACGGGCGCTCCGGTGGCTATTTATGCTCCGGGTGAGAAGATGCCCAAGACAGAGCGCTCTCCGGACGATAACAAGGATTATGTTACCGACGGGTCTGGGCAATATATCGAAGAGACCCATCAGCACTTTGTGATCGTGCTTAATTCTGACGGTTCGGCAGAGACTGCCCTTATCGCCATGAAGTCCACGCAGCTTAAAAAGTCGCGTAAGTGGAACAGTATGATCTCCTCGCTGACCATGCAGGGCAAAAACGGGCCGTTTACACCACCTCGTTTTAGTCACGTGTATGTTCTCAAGACCCAGCTTGAGGAAAACAGCAAGGGTAGCTGGCACGGTTGGGAAATGAGCCGTGAAGGGCCTGTCCAAGACATGGCGCTTTACATCCGGGCCAAGGACTTCAACGCGAGTATCCAATCTGGTGACGTGGTTGTTAAGCATCAAGACGATAGCGCTGGCGGGGACCTCTCCGACGACGTACCGTTCTAAGCTTTGAGGGGTGGCGGTAACACGTCACCCCTTCCATTTGGGGGCATCCATGTCAGTAGATAAGTTTTCAGCCATCTTTAACGGCCTACAATTGGCCTATGGCACATATAAAGTAGAAAAAACGCAGGCCAATGGGAAGAACACTGGCCGAGCCGCCATTGTACGCGAACCACGGACCAAGGAACTTTGGGAAGGTCACCTGTCCGGCAAGGGGCGCGGCATTGGTATTATACCGATTAATGAGAACAACCAGTGTGTCTGGGGTTGTCTGGATGTTGACCAGTACCCCTTAGACCACAAAGTGTTGGTCGAGAAAATTAGGAAGCTTGATCTTCCTTTAGTTGTGTGTCGCTCCAAAAGCGGTGGCGCACACTGTTTCCTTTTTACAACAGAGTGGGTGGATGCCAAGGATATGCAGGCCACCCTGCAACAGATATCCGCAGCGCTTGGGTATGGCGGCAGCGAGATATTCCCGAAGCAAGTTCGATTACACTTGGACCGCGATGATGTAGGTAACTTCTTGAACCTGCCCTACTATGATGCAGAAGAAGGCCTACGCTACGCCATCAAGGACGACGGTAGCTCCGCAGAACTGTCAGAATTTATAGAGCTGTACGAGAAGTATAAGCAGACGCCGGAGCAGTTGCTCAAGTTACAGATAGGCGAAGAAGCAGATGCCGCGGCGATGAAAGACGGGCCGCCCTGCTTGCAGTTTCTTATGCGTAACAAGATCAGTGAGGGCGGACGCAATAACGGCCTATTCAATATAGGTGTGTATTTACGCAAGGCTTACCCAGATAGCTGGGAGTCCGAAATCCTGACCTATAACATGCAGTACTTAGTGCCGCCGTTGCCCTTGAATGAGGTCAACATAGTTGCGGGTCAGCTAAACAAGAAAGAATACGCCTACAAATGCTCTGACGCTCCGATAAACGCGCACTGTAACAAAGAGCTTTGTCAGACCCGTAAGCACGGCATAGGGGCCGCGGTCCAAGGCGCAGCTATAGCTAATCTGCGGAAATATAATTCCAACCCACCCGTCTGGTTTCTTGACGTAAACGGAGAGCCGCTGGAATTGGATACCGAAGGGCTTATGAACCAACCCACGTTTCAGAAGGCGTGTATGGAGCAGTTAAATTTTATGCCGCGCTCCGTTAGCAAGCAGATTTGGGAAGGCCGAATAGGCGGCTTACTCAACGAGATGAAAGACAATGAGAGCGCAATTATAGAAGTGGCTGAAGATGCCAGCATCAGCGGGCAGTTCTATGATTATCTTGAAGAGTTCTGCGTCCACCTACAGAAAGCAAACGACAAGGAAGAGATCTTACTCAAGCGGCCTTGGACCGACGAAGAGTCGGGTCAAACCATGTTCCGGCTCAAGGATTTTGAGGCCTTCTTGAAGCGCAACAAATTCTTTGAATACAAATCTCACAAAATAGCTCAGCGCCTACGCGACAGAGGTGGTGAAAGCAGGCTCCTAAAAATTAAAGGAAGGCCTGTGCGCGTCTGGCAAATACCGTCTTTTGACAGCGCCGAGGTCGAATTTAACACACCCAACTTTGGTGGCACTCAGACGGAGGCACCATTTTAATGTCGTCAACGGAGAAGGAACCGATGTCGGTTGTAGCTTTTGTTTCAAGAGACCATAAAATCTATCGTGAGCGCGTGTTTGGTCAGCGTACTTTGCAAGCAATTGCAAACGAACACGGTATTAGTCGTGAGCGAGTACGACAAATAGTAGATACGGTGGCTATGCCTGTCGTGATCCGCAACATTCATTGGACTCGCGGGACATTTAACTGCCTATGTAACGAAAATCTTACGAAAATGTTTTTAGCGGAGTTTGTGGAATACGCCAGAACAAACGATCTACGCCGAATACCAAACTTAGGAAAGATACGTTTGCGGGAGATTAAAACAAAATTAGGCAATTACGGTTATGAGTTACCTGATGGATACTAAAATATTCCGCATATACGGTCCACCCGGAACGGGTAAGACCACCGCGCTGCTTAACAAAGTAGACGAGGCCCTGACGGCAGGCGTTAATCCTGCTCACATCGGGTACTTTGCTTTTACTAGACAGGCAGCAAACGAGGCCGTTGAACGCGCCTGCCACCGCTTCAACCTAGAGAAAACACAACTGCCTTGGTTCCGGACCCTCCATAGCTTTGCTCTCAAGCTGAGCGGTATCCGGCAAGAACAAATTATGCAGCCGGAGCATTATAAAGAACTAGGCCACGCTCTTGGGTATGACTTAGTTAGCGACACCAGCACCGAAGATGCCTTTGACCTGAACAAAAACAACAACCCCATCATCGGGCTGATTAACCTAGCGCGTCTACGAAAAATAGATTTGCGGCAACAGTACAACGAAAGCAACATGGACATACCGTGGAGCACGATCAAATATGTCTCCGACAGTATGCACGAATATAAGAACAGGTTTGATCTCTACGACTTCACAGACATGCTAGAAGTCTTTGTGCGAGATGGCGCATCCTTCTGTCCGCGTTTAGCCATTACCTTCATAGACGAAGCACAGGACCTGTCTCCCCTGCAATGGGACGTGGCACACGTGCTAGAGCAGCACTCAGACCGCATTTACTGCGCGGGCGACGACGATCAGGCCATCTACCGCTGGGCAGGTGCAGATGTAGAACACTTCATCGGCCTCAATGGTGGATACGAGGTGCTAGAGCAGTCCTACCGCGTACCAGCTAAAGTACATCCGCTAGCCGAAGGAATCGCAAAGCGCATCACGCGCCGCGTACCAAAGACCTATCTGCCGCGCCAAGATCCGGGCAGCGTCCAGCGCATCCCAAACACGGGTTATATCGACTTCTCGGAGGGATCGTGGCTCGTGCTAGCTCAAGCCGCGTATTTTCTGGATGCCGCCACACAGGACCTGAAGAGCCGGGGCTTTCTATTCAGTCGAAACGGCAGACGGTCTATCTCGGAGAAGCTGAGCGAGGCCATCAACGGTTGGGAGCAACTGAGAAAAGGCAGGAGAATTACGGGCGAAGCTGCACGAGCGATTTATAGTTATATGTCCGTCAATGATCGAATCAAGCGGGGCTTTAAAAAACTGCCTACCCTCGATGATGATGACACCGTCAGTCTTGAAGAACTGCAAAGAAACTACGGGCTCTTAGCTACGATAGACATGATATGGCATGAGGCGATGGATAAGATGCCCAGCGGCGAGAGAGCGTACATCACGGCCCTCTTACGGCGCGGCGAGAAATTTAACGCCATACCTCGCATAGCACTGTCCACGATCCACGGATCAAAAGGCGGAGAAGCAGACAATGTCGTCTTGTATACCGACTTATCTCCGGCGGCTCAAAAGGCCGCTGAGACGGTTCCTGACGACTTGCACCGGGTGTTTTACGTGGGGGTCACCCGGACAAAACAAAACCTCTACTTGATTGAACCAGATGACATGATGAGGAGTTACTGGATATGACACAGGGAGAATTGTTTGAGCGTGAAGATTTTATCAGAGAAGAGATCTCGCGCACCTATGTTGCGGCTGACGACGATTGGAAAAAAATGTACTATGACAACGCCTTAAAGTTTCTTACTAAAAATAAACTTTTTGACGGCGGTCAACTTTGTGCTTTTTGTCGGGAACAAGGGATGCCAGAACCGCATCACCACAATGTGTGGGGTGCGATGGTCAATTCCTTGAGAAAGATGGGTTGGACAGAAAAAGTTGGCATGATGGTGCCAACAACGATGCACACGCACATCAACTACGTGTGCCAGTGGAAGAGCAAGCTTTACAAAGGGAAAAATAATGAAGCGCGAGGAGATACTACAAACGGCGGAAAACCTCATTAATGGTGACCGCTCCAGAGAGTACGGCGATGCCCAGCAAAATTTTCAGGACATCGCTAACCTCTGGTCTGTTATTTTAAGTAAAGAGATCACCATAGAACAGGTGGCTCTTTGTATGATCATGGTTAAATCCGCTCGGCTGATGAAAACCAATCATCTAGATAGCTGGATTGATATTTGCGGCTATGCCGCGTTAGGTGGCGAAGACTAATGGCACTACAAATGACGATGTTCGGCCCGAAGAGCGAATGGGTTCCTCCGGCAGAGCTACCAGATATCTTCGATGCAAAACAAATAGCAATAGATGTCGAAACCCGTGACCCCAACATCAAATCTAACGGCCCCGGTTGGCCTACAGGAGATGGCGAGGTTGTGGGCTATGCTATAGCGGTTGCGGATTGGGCTGCATACATTCCTATCCGGCATCTAGGTGGCGGAAATCTGGATGAGCGCATCGTCAATAAGTGGCTCAAAAAAGTATTTGAATGCCCCGCAGACAAAATCATGCACAATGCTCAGTATGATGCGGGCTGGATCAGGCGTATGGGCTTCACGATCAATGGCCGGATCATCGACACCATGCTGATAGCGTCTCTATTAGACGAGAACCGTTTCAGCTACAGCCTCAACGCCCTCTGCTACGATCTCCTAAAAAAGGTGAAGCAGGAAAAGACCCTACAGGAGGCCGCAAGGGAGTTTGGCCTAGATCCCAAATCCGAGATGTGGAAAATGCCCGCCATGTATGTCGGGCCGTATGCCCAGAACGACGCGGAAATCACGCTCGATCTGTGGAACTATCTGTCTATGCAGCTAACCAAGGAAGACTTGTGGCCCATAGCTAACCTTGAATTAAAACTTCTGCCGTGCCTGATCGACATGACATGGCGCGGGGTCCGCGTTGACCAAGACCGCGTTGAACGGACCAGAAACCATCTAATCAAACAAGAAAAAGACATCCTGAAGCGCATCAAAGATGTAGCAGGCGGCGATGTCGAGCTATGGGCGGCAGCCTCTATAGCCAAGGCCTTTGATAAATTGGACATCCCGTACCCCAAAACTGAAAAAGGTGCGCCGTCCTTTACCAAAGCTTTCCTGTCAGACCATCCGCACGAGCTAGCGCAGCTAATTGTCAAAGCCCGCAACCTGAATAAAACCAGCGGGACCTTCATCAATACCATTATGAAGCACTGCCACTCGGATGGCCGCATCCATTCGCACATAAATCAGATCAGGTCAGATGACGGAGGTACGGTTTCGGGCCGTATCTCAATGTCCAACCCCAACTTGCAACAGATCCCGGCCCGCGATCCAGAGCTGGGACCCATGATCCGTAGTCTTTTTCTGCCGGAAGAAGGGGAACAGTGGGCGGCAATTGACTTCTCGCAACAGGAACCACGGATCTTGGTTCACTATGCCTATGTTTATGGCAAATCCCGTGGTCGTCAGATGTCTGGCGTAGAAGAATTTGTAGACGGTTATCGCAACAACCCGGACATGGACTTCCACACGATGGTCGCCGAGATGGCTGCCATCCCACGCAAGCAGGCCAAAACTATTAATTTAGGCATGATGTACGGGATGGGCGTCAACAAATTGTCTGATCAGCTAGATATCACGGTAGAAGAAGCGAAATCGCTTGTTCAACAGTACCATGACCGCGTCCCGTTTGTGAAAGGCCTGATGAACGGAGTGCAGAATAGACTCAATGACCGTGGCTCAAGCGGCTCCATCCGCTCTATTTTGGGTAGGAAGTGCCGTTTTGACCTCTGGGAGCCCGACACGTTCGCCATGAATAAGGCGCTCCCCTACAAGGAAGCTATTCAAGAGTATGGTGACACCACCCGTTTAAAGAGGGCGTACACCTACAAAGCTCTAAACAGGCTTATTCAGGCCTCTGCCGCCGACATGACGAAGCAGGCAATGGTAAATATCTATGAACAGGGCCGCATTCCGCTCATCCAAATACATGATGAGATTGCAATTTCTGTAAAAAACCGCGAAGACGCAAAAACAATTTCACAAATTATGGAAAATGCTGTACCATTAGAGGTTCCTAGCAAGTGCGATATTGAGATCGGACCTAGCTGGGGCGAGGCAAGCGAGTGATGACTTTATCTGGAGGCTTTGTTTTAGAATGGGTGGATGCAATACAAGTTGCATTGCTTCTGCTTGTACTATATCGTCTCCGAAGTTGATTTCCTTTTCATGGTGTTCCTCCCCAAATTCGGCTCTAGGCAATGTCTAGAGCCATTTTTTTACTTGCAGCCATACTATATCTCCTATATGTTCGCTTACAGCATACAATATTTAGGAAAAACTGATGGACATCACCAAGTGGAAATCGGTTCTCGTGCCTATTGAAGTGTACGAAGAAATCAAACAATTAGCCAAAGCCGAGGGTCGTACCATAAGCGGCCAGCTTCGGGTTATGTGGGAAGCATACAAAAAAGAAGCTTGATCTATTTTTTTACCCCGTGTATGGGATATTTAGTATCTAGTCTTATACACGGGGAGAAAAAATGACTTTAGCTTTTATTTGTATTGCGACTGCAATCTTTTTTGAGGCGCGGGATCAACCTGCTATAGGCCAAGCCGCTGTAGCGCACGTCATTCTCAACAGAGTCGAGGACCGTAGATACCCTGATAACCCATGTGATGTGGTGCAACAGGGTCCTACTTACTCTTGGACAAAGGGTTTTCCTGTGCGCCACCGCTGCCAATTTAGCTTCTATTGCGACGGCAAGTCCGACAGGCCTAATTTAAACGGTTCTGCTTGGAAAAAAGCCGTTGAGGCAGCCTACGAGGCCATCAACCATCGTGATTTAGACCCCACAGAGGGGGCAACGCACTATCATGCTTACTACGTGACGCCTGCTTGGGCTGCCAGTAAGACCAAAACCGTGCGAATTGATGATCACATATTCTACAGGTGGGAAAAATGATGTATAAATTATGTTCGGAATGTGACGGGGGGTCGAGCATGTCGGGGATAGAGGAGTGGAATCAGACCTTTGGGGCTCCGGGCGTGATCCAAAGTCGATTAGATGCGGGTAGATGCCCAAAATGCCAGAATAAATTGCCAGAGCCCGCGGACGACGGCTCTGTGTCCTGTGGCGTGTGTCTTTTAACTATTGGGGGCTACATGTCTATGTCCAAAACTTAGGTCGAGATACCTCATCGTATCGGACCACGTTTTCTTTTCTAGGTCGTCATCTTGAAAATCAGGAGACAAGAAGCGCCTACTGAGCCGTCCCTCTATTTTTTCTACGGGTTCAAAAATTACCCGGCTTACGTCGATGGCAACATACGCCATTACATCACAATGCTCTTTAGTCAGTATCAGGCGCTGACCGCCGAAAGTAGGAAAAAACTGATAGCCAAGACTTCTTCCACGCGCATGGTTCTTTAAAGAGCTAGCTTTGACCTGTATCCGAATTAATTGCGACTTCACATTAGCTATAATATCGACGGTATCGAGATTTATTATCTCACAGGACACACCAAGGCGCAGTAACCGCGCCGCACAGATGTATTCCCCTAGTTTCCCTGTCTCAAAAGCTTCCAAAGCACTATTCCCGTTATAGTGAACCTATTTTTTAGCCCTTTGTGGAAAAATAATCTACAAAAACGCATTAAATATGTTGCAATTCGCATAAAATCGCTTATGTTAGTCCATGTAGATGCCCCAATGTCTACACTTCCCGTAGTAAGAAGCCCTCGGAGCCCCGGTTCCGGGGGCTTTTTAATTGTTTGACACATTTTTGGTATTAGATTATATAAGAGTTATCTCATACACGGGAGAAAGAGATGAACTCAGAAAAAACGATAAGCGAAGAAGAGCTTTTTCGGAAAATACTACAGGCCGTTAGCGGTACAAACGTCGGTTACAAGCAAATCGATAGCGAGTACGACGAAAAAGGCACCGTCACCATTCATTTTTGGGGGTTAGATGAATGAACGTAATCAGTTTAGACTTTGTTCGCGGAGCTAGAGAGGCCCGTGAACAGATAGAAAGCGGCGACCTCTACGACATACCGGGTGCGCTGTATTTGTTTCAATTAGATCCCGCCGACAACGATTTTCAGCGTGGCTTTGAAAGATACTTGTTATCAATCCTAAAACGGAGATCCCTCAATGATTGAGAATTGGAGTGAGGCTGTTACTGCAATCAGCAACCTCTCCGCAATAGCTGGAGAGGCTAGCGCCATTGCCGACGGCGGACGCATGTTGTTTTGGCAGGGTGAAGAAGACTACTGGATGCATCTAGTGATCTGCGACGAGGGCTTACCACATGTCCTAGTAATAGACCACTTTGCCCCAGCAAAAGAAATGATGGGTGTTATTGGCTACTGTGCCTACAGCGGCACTCATATCGAAATGGACACTGACGTAGATAAGGAAGACAAAGATGACGACGTTTGAAGAAAAACTGCGCGAAGCTCTCGCGAAAAAATTTGGAGAAAACGCTAAACCTTGGCTGGATGAAAAGCTTATAGTTGTCGGGCCAGATACCAAAGAGGAAGACAAAGATGACCGACAGGGTTAATGACAAAGCCAAGGACCTCGATTGGCAAACCGCAACCGCGATGGTCGATAAAGTAATCAACGCCCACGCATCACGGATCATCACCGAGGGCAAAAACAGCATCCAAGCCGTAGATGAAGCCGTCTTAATTCAAGCCGCTTGGCTACGAGTGCAACGGGGATGAAAGGCCTTGAACACACCTTCGCTGAAACAGGAGCCAAGGTAAACCTCCTCCTCAACGAACTTGAGGAGGAGGGCCACCATCCAGAAACCGTACTGAGCGGCGCTATGACCGCCCTGCTCACCCGACTGATTGTACGGAGCCCGGATAACCTATCGCTGCTCACGGAACTAAGCCACGCCATGAAAAAAGCCACCATCCTAGTGGCTGTAATGGAAGCAGAAGACGAGGCAATCCACTAATGCAAAGCAAAAAAATGAGTTTTTTTGAGGCCAAGACTAACGCAGTAATAGGCCTTCTGGTATCATGGTTGTTTACCTATCTGTGCTTGCCGTTTTTCGGCCTCCAACCTACGCCGCTGGCGGCAACATGGATAACCCTGTCGTATTTTGTTCTGTCACTCGTGCGCTCATACATACTGCGCCGCATCTTTGTAAAAATCGGGGGGTAAAATGTCTTCTATAGAATCTCTAATCAGTCACGTCCACGGAGAGGGGTCTAAGATAACCATAGAGCGGGATAAACTAGGAAACATTTGGACTATAACAATGGAAGGACGGTACAACCTGTCCTACAGCGGTTACAAGTGCCAAAGACTAAACAACTTAGCAAATCAAATTTTGAAAGACATAAGATTGGGGGCTAAATGAATTATACAAACTTGAATAACCTGTCAGTGTTCGCGGACAACGAAACTCCGGGCAATGTAGTACTTAAATTCGGCACAGGACCAACATCAGGCATGTTCTCCATACACTGGAAAGCAGCAAACAGCCTCATACCTATGGTCTACGCCGCCTGCCGCTTCGCCCAAGAAAAAGAAGCAGACGAAAAAAGGACCAACACATGAGCGGTTGGAAAGTAATAGCCCTCAAATCGCCACGCCAAAAATACCACTGGGTAGCTCAAGGCGTCACCGACCACACCTTCCTAGACCGCATCGCTAATTCAAAAAAAGTAATCCAGCGATACATCGAAGAAGCGAGAAAAGGAAACATCTGGCTCATGCACCGACGCAAGCCAGAGCAGCACACATGGGAGCTTGTCTGGAAATGGCGACGGAAGCCCTGAACCCAAATACATGGCCCACACAGGCAAAGCTCCGACGCCAGCTAGAAATCGAAGCTAGCGATGCCGAGTGGGAAGGCGATGAAGCACGGGCCGCGTTACTCAGAGCGCGGCTCACGGGCCTCGATCCAAAATTAGATCACGAACTGGTTGTGCCGTTTTAATCAGTGTTCCTACTTTGTTCTACGTTCTTACTTTGTTCTTTTTAGGGGGTGCGACACTCTAACGCACCCTAGTTTCGTTTAATTTCAATGACTTAGACTTTTAGCGTTCCGCTTTTGTTCTCTTATGGGATAAATCCCATTTTGGTAAAATAGATAATCGAGAGATCGAACGCTTTTGGACATTGTGAATCGAACGACTGTTTAGGTGAGCCGTGAGCCTTCTACGGGAAGGTATTACTATGAAACTAAAATTACGGCTCATCAAAGATGGGAAAGACAAAAACCGATATTGCGGCCCGTCCGTGATTTCGGCCTTAACCAGCCTAACAACCGGGGAAGCCGCACGGCTGATCCGGCTGCAAAGCAACGGTCGAGTGACTAGGGTCATGGGGACGCATTCGGGACAGGTGGTTCGAGCCCTCAAAGCTTGTAACATCCAAACCAAGTACTTCTCCAAACCGGGTCTTCGATACCACACGTATCGAAGGCCGGGATCGACGTTAGCCGCTTGGCTCAAAGCAACGAAAGAAGATCGAACCGAAGGTCGGGTCTTCCTGATCGTAGCGGGAAACCACTGGCAGCTAGTCAGTGGACGACGTTACACTTGTGGTCGCATTCGGGACATCGTCTCGATCAGAGACAAACGAGTGAAACGCCGAGCGCGGGTCTCAGATGTTTGGGAACTTGTCTCCGACAACGTAACCAAACCAGACCTCGACGTCTCAAAACCAAAAGACCCAAACGCCGCCGCTAGGTCCAAAGCTTATCGATTAGCCAAGAAAATTGGCGCAGAACTCGATACGCAGTTTATACGGACATACGGTGACGTTTGGGTTTACCCCCCATCATCAATCAAGGATGAGGACGATCCATACGGTGAGCACAACGTGTATGAATGGTCCGAGGCCGTCGAGATGTTGGAAACGTATCAACGTATGTTGAATAAGTAACAAAAATCGCGGCTCACGGCTCGCCTAAACAGTCATTAAAGTAACAGTAACACTATATAGGGAGAAAATTAGTTTTTTTAAAAACATGAAAAAAAATGGTGTTACCCGTGTTACCCGTGTTACCTATCTCTGTAACCCTTGTATATCAACGGTTACAGAGATTTCAAAAGGTAACATAAACGGTAACAGCGTTAATTTTAAAAGTGTTACCTCTACGGCAAAAATCAAAATCGGCCTTACTGGGCTCCAAAATATTTTTTTCTGAAATTCATTTTTCTTCCTATATTAGTGTGATCCGTGTTATTCAGGGGTCTAAGTAGACCTAATTAACGGAGCAAATGTATGCCACGTGCAAAAGTCCCGCCTAAGAGCGAAACGCGCGGTAGAAAGAAAATAACGTCAGACCAAGCTTTGACCCGCAAGCAAGAACTCTTTGTAAAAGAATTGGTGAGTAAGGACGGTCAGATAACCCTGCGGGAAGCCGCTATAAACGCTGGCTATGCGGCGGGGTCCGCGCACTCCAGAGCGTATGAACTGACCAACCCACACATGTCACCTCACGTCGTTGCTGCTATCCAAGCTTACAGACGGGAGCTTGATGAGAAGTATGGCGTCACCTACCAGCGTCACCTTAGAGACCTGCAATTGATCAGGGACGTGGCTTTGGAAAACGGAGCTTATTCGGCTGCGGTGCAAGCAGAGTACAGGCGAGGCCAAGCCCAAGGCGACATCTATGTCAGCAAATCAGAGATCCGACATGGCTCTATCGATAGCATGTCGAAAGAAGACGTTTTGAAAGCTTTAGAAGAGATAAAAAATAGCTATGCCCCAATCACAATCGATATCACCCCAGAAGAAAAAGACGAAAACACCTCCAATCGCAACAAAGCGCGAAGCAGGCTTTTACAAACAAGTCAAAGAAGCAGCGCAGCGGACGAAGAGGAAGTTATTACTGACCCGGATTGAAAACTGGGTCGGTGCGGGCATTCCGGATTTGATGATATGCGACGAAGCCGGAAATTTTCATTTTGTCGAACTGAAATACCTGACAGGCAATTCCGTAACCTTGCAGCCTAGCCAAGTAGCTTGGCTATCACGGCATGGTCACGCTAGCTGCTGGGTACTTATTAAAAAGCAGACTAAGCCAACCGAGCCTGCGGAATGCCTGCTTTATCCAGCCAACGCCGCTGTAGACCTAAAGATGGATGGGTTAGATTCCGTCGAGCCTGTTTTTCGTTGTGAACAACCGTTTCAATGGGACACTATTTTTGACTTGATATGTCCGAGATGATCGCATAATGTCTTATCATCGTTATTTAACACGGGAGTAAAAAACGATGGCTTACACGACTAATTTTACGAAACGAACACATGTCGTTTATGAGATTGATGATGGTGAACCCACCATCAGTCCGACCGTAGATTATCCAGCGTATGAAGCGCAATTGCAGAAAAGGTATAGGTTTGTTTGGCTTTATGGCTTTTGGAAACCTAATGCCATAAAAAATTGGGTAAAGAATAGGGGTGAGAAGGTTAAACGGTTAAAAGCTAGTCATGTTTACTTTAACACTGGCAGAGGGGGCTGCGAGGCGGTTCCGGTTTCTTTAGAGGAAGCCGCGTGATGAAAACTTTTGAGGTTGAGATACAGGCCACCGTTAGGAAAAGCATCGTTGTAAAAGCCCCTGATGAAGACGCCGCGTATGAAATGGCGCATCAGCAATTCAGCGTGTTAAACGACGGTCAGCCCGAACATTATGAGCAGGAAACCCTAAACCTATGTGAGGTGCCGGAATAATGTTCTTATTGTATTGGATAGGCCGACTGCTTTACGGTAGCGACTACGACGAACTAAGCCGACGAACGCGATCACGTCCGCCCCGACGACGCCGCCGCTAAACTAAAGCCCCGCCCTAACCCGGCGGGGTTTTTCTTTTGGCCTATAAAGTTTTTAAAATTTCCGCTTGTATTATATGCAAAAATATCGGATAAACCGCATAGGTCTTTCTATAATGGGCGCTGACCTAGCCCAAAACTATGGGAAACACATGAAATGTTACACTCTATCGAAAACAGCAAAAACACTTTGACCCGCCTCTTAGAAAAAGTCCGCGACGATGCAAACCGCCAAGCCGACTACATCGCACCGACTAACCAGTTGCAAAAAACCACTGAATATGGAAAGCCCCGCGTTATTTTAGAAAATAACGGTGGCGTACCAACCGAGGTTTTTGAGATAAACGACGTGGCCTTTGGGCAAATTGCAGCTCACGCTGGGATTGATGTTAGAACCGCTCGACGATTGCAAGAAAATTACGCGGATCAATTCGATAATTTGGTGAACGCTATCTGGCGGAAAGAAACATCCGTCAGGATGCTTCGCACCCACGACGAAACCCACGCCTTTGCAACATTGCGGGCCTTTGTATCCGATAAGTTTAAAACCTTTGACCATGTCAACTTATTGAATGCTTCGCTTCCTCAACTCATGGATAGCCCCGCGCAATTTCAGGTTGTTAACGCCACCGTCACGGATAAACGGCTGTATCTGCGCCTTAAATCTCTGGCCCACATTGGGGAAGGTGCTGGGGTTGGCGATATCATGGCTAATGGTATTGGCTTGCAGAATAGTGAGGTTGGCGCGGGCTCGGTTTCTGTTTACCAAATAGCTTGGACGTTAGCCTGTTTAAACGGGATGCAAACCCAAAATAAAACCCGTTCCAGCCATATAACTAGCAGTCGTGATAGCGACGACTGGGGCCTGTTATCCGATCAGGCTAAAGACGCAGATAACCGGGCTCTTGAGCTCAAGATCCGCGACCTAGTCGGGGTTTATTCTAGCCGGGATGCTTTCGATAATGTCTTAGAAAATATGCGGGCCGCCGCGCAAGACGTGATCTCCCCCGACGCGGACAAAGCCGCCGTTGTCGAAAATTTGGGCGCGGTCATGAAATTGACTAAAAAGGAAACGGGCGACGTTTTAAACGGGCTCTTGGATACCATCGGGCAAGCCGGATATGAACGCGACAAGCCGCTATCACGTGCAACCTTAATAAATGCCGTCACGGCGGTATCTCACAAAGCCGACGCCGACGATGTGGATCTATGGCAACAGCGGGGCGGTGAGCTTTTAAATTTACGCCGCGCCGATTGGCAGCGCATCGCTGCATAAAATAAGCCCCACACCTTCCCCTAACTTGGCCCCGCCTATCCGGCGGGGCTTTTTTTATTTGCGTTGCATGGGATTATATGCGAGAAAAGAAAAGGTTTAAATTTTCTATGGGAAGAAAAGCCAATGTCTAATTACTTTTTAACGCTCAAGAGCAAGAACAAAAAGACCGGGCCAATCCCGGTTTCTACTACTTCGGCGGATACTTGCCCCGATGCTTGCCCGTTTAAAAATAATGGATGCTATGCCGACGGATACCCTCTTAAAGGCCGTTGGGATGAAGTAACCCGGGGCGAGCGGGGCGGAAGCTTTAAAGCTTTTCTGGCGCAAATTGCGGCGCTGCCGGAAGGCCAATTGTGGCGGCATAATCAAGCCGGTGACATGCCGGGCAACGGCGAGCATATAAACGCCGCCGATACTGCTAAGCTAGTTGAAGCCAACGCGGACAAGGCCGGGTTTACTTTCACACACTATGAGCCCCACGTCGGCAACAATGCCGCCATTATTGCCAAGGCTAACCGCAACGGCTTCACCATTAACTTGTCAGCTAACAACTTAGCTCACGCCGACGAATTAGCCGCGTTAGACATTGGCCCCGTTGCCGCCGTCTTGCCCGCCGATTTTAAAGGCCGCAAGACTGAAACGCCGGAAGGTCGCCGCGTCGCCCAGTGCCCCGCGACGTATAAAGATACGTCATGTAAAGATTGTGGCTTGTGCGCCAAGGCTAGCCGCAAGGTTATCGTCGGCTTTCCCGCCCATGGAAATAGCAAGCGGAAAGCGTCCGCTGTCGCTTCTCAGTAGAAAGGTTTTTAGACATGTTTAAAACGAACGCCTCGCGTCGCCGCTTTCTAAAATGGCAAAGCCGCGCTAATCCCAACGTAGCGCCGGACATGTTCCAACGCTATGAAGCTTACGTTATCCGGTGCAGTGAGGCCGACGGTCAGCCGTTATTGCTTCGGGATTGGCTAGCGTGGGGAAATACCGCCGACGACTAGCCCGCCCCACATATCGCCCCGAATTGCCCCGCCTAGTGCGGGGCTTTTCTTTTATGGGATTATATGAGATAAGAGGGCTTCAACTAACTATGGGAAGGTTTAAACAATGAAAATCATAAATTTTAATACTGGCAGATTTTATGGCTCCGAAGGCCAGCCGATCACTGCGATTTATTTTGACGATATAAAGACGATTGCCTTCGCCGATCATGGCCGGGATATGACCGGGTTGTTGCGAAACGTCGAAGCCGACCAACTAAACCAAAAAACCATTATGGCTCGCTATGATCATAATGATTACAGCCGGGAATTAGGCTCGGATGATTATAGATTGACCGATCTAGCTAGATTGCTGAAAGCCTAGGCAATGAATTTAAATAAATTCTTCTCTGGCCTACCGTTCGCCGCTTTCGTCGCGGCGGCTTTCGTAATTGTAATAGTGGAAAGGGTGATCCAATGAATAAATTAGCACTAGGCAATCTTAGCCAAGGCGATTTAGTAAAACGCAAAGCCGACGCCAAGTCGGTCTACATTATCAATTTCCGAGAAAAGCCCCGACGCGGTAAGCCCGCCTTATATTCGCTTTCCAAATATGACGACGCGAATTCGGAAATCTTTCTATCGGAAGAAACCCCGGTTTATGTAGGTTTCGATTTCTAAGCCTATTTAAGCCCCATACAGCGCCAACCTTGCCCGCTAGGCTAATAACCTAGCGGGCTTTTTTGTGCCTACTCCAGCCCCGTCCTAGTCGATTTAAAAAGAGTTAATCATGCCCCGGCCCGCCGCCCCCGCACGTTTTAAAACGTATCGAAAGCCGTGGGCCGTGATCCCCGAGCGCCGGATCCCGAGCGCCGGATCCCGAGCGCCGGATCCCGAGC